AGATATGCTAAAAGTTATCAAGCTATCACTGATATTGAACGTGTTATTGTCTTTGTCGAAGAAATCTGGCGAGCCGAGAATTCTTAATTTTGCAAACGAGTCAATGGAGGCTGTAGAAAGTAAGTTATTTATAGAGCTAGCAAACTGATCTCCAGTAAGAAGAGATTCGTTTCTACTACCAGAATAGATCTGCCCAGCGCTTATTTTAACGTCAGCTCCGCGCATAGCCATCAACTTGCCTGAGTCATCAGATTCAAAGGTCACCTGGTCTTGTGGGAGGTTTGTGGCTTCAAAACAAACACGATTTGTCTCGTCAACGGATGACCCAGAAACAATTGTGGATTGATCGTAAATGGAAAAACCATCGGAAAAGCTATAAAACTCAGCCTTCATTTTTCCAGTCGCAGCTTGACGCTTGCCCTCTTGTGTGACAATTGTGTCAAAAATTCGCGTTTTTGAGTCAAGTATTCCAGACATATATTCTCTTTCTATCTCAATCAACAGGTTCGATATCTATAAAACCAAATCCAGATTTATACTCATAGTCGTAAATGCCAGAATCTCTTGGGTTGTAGGTTGGGTTTGTTGCAGTTAAATAATCTCTTGCAAGCGCGTGTGCAACTGTACCTGATTTAAAATTTACCGTTACTGCGCCCTGAATGTTGCCACGTTCGTCATAAAATTTAGTAAAAGGTCTTTGTTCCAACATATCTCTTGGGTACCCAAAGTGGTTATTTCTAAATGTCATAGTTGTATTCTTTGGCATGGCAGAGACTAACCCATATTTGTAACCTCTAATTGTTGGAACATAAGACACAGACAAAAAGCTATTAATTCTAAACAAGTCGTTGTGATTTGGAGAATTTCCTGGATTGTCTCCAAATCCAAAAAAGCAATTATAAAGAAGTTTTGTTGTTAAATTTGGAAATACTGCACCAGGTTTGGCTGGTGCAATTGCGACTGGTGCAGGGGAACCTGGGAAAAATAAAACTCTGTCTGCCATGAAAGTTGTACCATTTGGGATTGAGCCTAGTGCCGTAATACCTGGAGAGTTGGTGAATGAAATATTTGAAATAACATCATAAGAACGTACAACCACTTCATTGGTGATAGTAGGACCGTAATTCCACGAAGTAAACGAAGTATTAAAAAGTTGACTAGATAGTAATCTGCTTTTTGTTTTGAAAACATTTTTATATTTTGACTGAAATGGGCATGTGTAGTTCCAAATGTTGTCACAAAATCTTGCATTAGGGTTATCAGTCCTTACAAACTGTGTTCCTGTTGTTCCCAAAAAAAGAGTAACACTCCTATAAGCGTCTGTATCAACAAACCCGTAAAATCTGCTGAGGTTTGGATCTAGTTGGCCAATTGGCCCTTGTGTTACCACGTGATTGGTAAAACCATTTACTTTTGTATAATCTAAAGGATATCCAATAACACTATCTGCAAATTGCTCTTCTGGGCAAATAAAAGTTGTGTTTCTTTGAAAATTTTTACCTGACATCCAGGTACTATTTGTTTGTCCAAAAACATATTTTGGTAAATCAGAATTTAAAAACGCTCGTGAATCAAGTGCGCTTATATCTACTTTTCTAATGGCAGAATTTCCAATACGAACTTTTTCAAAGAAACCTACATTAAAAATTGTTACCGTTTCTTGTAGAATGTCCGACTTCATCGAACCAGAGAAAGCTCCTACTGGTTCTGTATCAAATTGATCATAAATAATCATAAAGCCTCATGTATTGATTCGGAAGACAAAAGCTGATTCAGAGTGTCACCCGTACCTTCATTTTCGGATAGATAAGTTCCGTACAAAATAACCTTCGCTGGATGTCTGTGGAAAATTAAAGCAGATGTCTGTCTTTGTATTGCATTATTAAAAGGACCGCCAACAAATGTTTCTGGCATTGGCATTTGCCAATTAAAAGAAAGTGCATCACCAGGCATCAACAAATAAGGAGATGTTGTTTTTTGTGTAAAATTGCTGGCATTATTAGACGTTTTATTTGCATTTACAAAATCTCTTCCATTTGAAGTCGTACCTCCAACACCATTTCGACCACCAAGCCAATTAGTATCGTAAACTAAAGGAAAAGCAGTAGAAGTATCAACTAAAAGAGATTTGAAGGCTGAGGAAGCACCATCGGGAACAGCAGTTGCTCCTGACATATGTAAATTTTGACTCCATGATGAAAAAAATTTATCAGTTGATTTTGGGTCGAAAATTTTGACATCAGCAAGTCCATCAAAAGAAGAAGAATCATAGTCAAAATTTGCGTTATATGAAAGAATATTGAACCATGTAACAAGATCGTTTGTTATATTTTTCGGAGATATTTCTAATTCTGTTTGTGTTGAAAAGAATAAATTCGAAACAGTTGAATAAATGTTTTGTCCACTTTTGTAATCTGCTCTTTGATTTAAGATATAAAAATTATTTATAACAAAACTATCCGCTGGTTTGTCGTTATTTAAAGAATCATAAAAATCGTTGCCATCTATATCAAATACGTTCTGATATAAATCAGGATCAATGCCTTTAATATATGAAGCAGAAAGTTGAATATAAACCTTTTCTAACAAAAAAGGTTTATCGATCACAGTAGACATTTTAAACAAAGAAGAATTTGGAACCTGCATAGACCAAGGAAAACCAAAATTTGAAAAGGGCTGTCCGCCATTATTTCTCAGCGCGGTTAATAATTCAATATATTTGGTGTGAAATGATGGGGTAAAGCCAAAATTTAGTGGGTTATATTTTCCCGTCGCAGGACTCATTACATTTAAAGTTTCTTGGCCACCCTGAATCCAGCGCTTTGTATCAAAATTATAAATTGCTCCATACCCAGATGTTTGAGTTGCTGTCATTGCCGTCTGAATCTGCGGGGTAATATCAATTTCAATCTTGTGTTTGCTCCACAAGGGCTCTCTAAGACCATCAAAATCTGACCCCATAGACCAGAACGGATCTGAAGAACTCTTGCCGTCAACAGCCTCTTGACCGCTGTCAAAATAGGGTTGCAACTCCTGCCCTGGATTCATTTTAATCTGCCTCGGAAAACTTTCCGATAAGACTGGTGTGGACATCATTGGTACAGATGTGGAAATAAATGTTCGAGTGTTAGAGTCATCATAAAAACTCAAACCTCTACCTGAGCGATTGTCAACTCCAGCAGTTCTAGCTATAGTTGGGAAAGAACCCGTAACAGAATCTGTCTGCGTAAGTTGTGCTTTTGCTGGAAGGTATCGAATCTTCGTCTTTTTTTCTATTCTTGCCATAATTTAATTCTTAGTTAATTCTTTTGGGAAGTTCAAGTTCCTCTTGCAAAACCCGAGAAAGCAATCGAGTCAATGCCGCTGCTAGAATATGGACCATAAATGTCTGTGCCTGCTGGGCTGCCTTTGGTTCTGCTTGGTCGGATATCTGACCCAAGGTTTATATTCATTCTTAGTAAAACATCAAACATGTCGATAGAGATATTTGGAATGTTTTGAACAACGTCATCTGTACTTGTGTCATCGAAGGGATGAATGATGCGTTGCGTCGAAGAAATATATCCATCAACCATAATGCCATCTTGTGGTGTGCCCCAGTAAAAACCGCCTTCATCCAAAAATGGCCTTACTGATAGAGGGGCATCAAGTTCTATGAACTGCACTATTTTATTTGTATTTCTTTCGATAGAGTCCAGATTGTTTCCGTCCTCAACACTTCCAGCAATTTTTTTAATGAACCATGGTCCTTCTGGCGTATTCTTGCGATAGGGGATAGTAAGAGGTTCCATATAAGCCTCTTCCTCTTGTTGCGGACCTTCATTAAAGACAATCGGTAAGGGATAGTCTTGACCAAGTATGATATAAGTCACAGGATTATAAATTGGAAGGTCTTCAAAGATTTTTGAATTTTCATATTCTGTGTAAGACCTTGCCTGGCCAACTGTGGTAACATTCACCACATGATCTAAGTCTCCAGACCAAATTTTTGGCTGCATACCCATAAATCGCTGACGATTTGTCTTTAATTCAGAGCCCTGTCTAAACCGATCGACCAGTTCAGTGTCAGAACCACCCGTTTCTGAGTCTGTTGTTACATAACGAACACGTTCGCTATCATCAAATGGAAAGAATTGACCTATTTGTTTCATTGTGGATAAATACTCACAAGAACAAGTTATGGGTCAATTTCTCAATATCTGTCAATATCTGTCAAATTCGCCAGTTATGAGCTGAAGCAATATTGTTCTTTGATCTTGACGATTAGAGTCACCAAGATAAATGTCAGAGAAAGTGTACTCCATCTTAGGGCGTTCCAACATATGGCTTTCTAACACAAAGTTGGTTCCAAGGAATTTTGTCTTTCTTGGAACAAGCTGTGAAATAAACGTGCCAATATTTGTGTCAAACCACTTATAGAACTCAAAGAATCCCTTAAGATTCATTTTTCCTGTAAGTCTATTGAAGTAAATCGTTCTTAAGTTATCCAAGCCTGGATAATCTGGAGAAAACATAAGCTCAGGATTTCCAAGGATGTTATCTAGTGCATCCAAAGTTGAAAAGATTCCAACGATGTCCTGGTCTAGTGAGTCAACGATAGAAAAATCAACAGAAAATCTAGTGTTGTCGCTTGGTTGCTCGTTGAGTTCTATCTGATATAGTGGTGCAACTTGAGCGTATGAACTTGAAACTACGTTGGAGTAATTCTGGAAAGACCTAGCTCTAACCTTGTCTGTTGACGTTCCTTCATCAAACTTTGGAGAGATATAACTATAGTAAAATTTTTCTGGCACAATAACCGAGGAAGTCATTGGGAAATTTGTTCCTGACAAGTGAAAGTTTTTCTGAGAGAAGTCAAATCCTTCAATTTCACCAGAAGCGTTTGTTACTGTATTAATTTGATCTGTTGAGATATCCATTCTAAGTTTTTGGAACGAACCAGACTCCGTTGTTACGAAGTTAAAATTCTTTAATGGGTCTTGAACGCCAAGACTCTTGAAATTTCTTGCGTGTTCAAGCCATTCTTTATCATCAAGGTATTTTGACCAAAGTCTAACCTGACTTATTTTGCCTTCAAATACAGTCGCTTTTGTTGTTTGTGGGAGACTTGGGTCATTCAAGGCTGTTCCAGCGTAAATGCCCAAGTTATCTTCGATACTTCCAGAACCAATTACCAAAAAGCTACCGCTAACATTTATATTTGGTGATTGTGATGACCAAAGATTGTTTGGAGAAGAACCCGATCTTTCATTAAAGAATTCCGTACCAAAATAAGACTCTACAACCTCTCCAAATTCTGCCCTTGCAAGCCTTAAGAAATAGGAGGAGGAAATTACAGAGTTCATTCCAACATCATCTGAACGCCTTCTTCCAGCGGAAATATACCACTTGTTGCCATCCCACAAATTAGCTCCAGATACTTGCAGCGTTACAAGTGGTGCATTTGTAGATTGATTTGGACGAACATAAAAATTAACTACTTGGCTACTTGAAACGGCTACCAAATTAGACAAAACAGCACCAGAAACGAAAGCATCAGAACCATTTGCGTGCATTCTAAATAAACTTTGAGAGTTGTTCATTATAGGATTAGTAAACTTATAGGTACCCTCATAAGTCCATGAGCCAGAGGTAAAGAAGTTATCGCCTCCACCACCGGAAATTTGCGGATAACCTGGCTCCACACGCGGAGACTGAAGGTAAGGAGATATCAATAAACCGCCAGAGGTAAAGTCAAGCATAGATGCGACTTCCGACCTTGAGTCTCTAACGAATGACAGAGGTGCTTTTGTAGGACCGCCAAATTCTCTAATTCTGAAGTTATTGTCTGGGTCGATACCAACAGAACGAATAAAAGACTTTACAGAATGAATTGTTCCTTTGGATTTCGTAATATCCCTAAGATTAATAAGAATTCTTCTCCAAATTTGATTTTGTATATACTGCAAAGAGAAATCGTTTGTAGAAATATTCCCTTGGATATTCTCGGAACTAATGTACTGTTCAATTGAAGTGCCAGAAAACAAAGGTGGAAGTTCAAACCCTTGTTGTCGAGCAAGGGTTTGTAAAAATTGATCTGGAATTGTATCTTCGGAATCGTAGTCAACCCAATTTAAGTTAGAAAAATTCTGAAGATATAGTTTCATTTCATCAAAGTATTTTGCCCATACATACATGAGTGACAAAAGTAATTGCGAACCTCCAAGACGAGCACTTTGAAGATCGGCAGTTGTTCTCAAGGAGTCAATTCCATAAAGTTCAGTTTCCAGTCCTTCAAAATTCTGACCTTCTGTTAAATAATGAGAAGGAATAAGCTTGGTAATTAAGTTTGGGTTGTTATTGTCGTAAACCGAAGATGACATAAGAAGTTGAGTTCTAACGACTTCTGTTTTCGGATAATCTGGGAATAACACAGGAGCATAGCCCGTTTTTTCCCAAATCATGGGACTTGCGCCTGCAATAGAACCTGTAGAAATCTCTCTAACGCCAAACATATTACCAAGAATATTTAATGACCCATGAAGAGACTTACCACTACTATCAATTACAAGATAAGAGTTTGAGCCTGAAGGTTCATTAAATTTATAGTAAAGCTGTAGGTTCTGTTGGGCAAATACATTTTTTCTTTGCGTAAGCTCTCTTTCGTTGGCAGATCTTATTTTATGCCAAATTCTTAATTCATCTAAGGAACCTGAAAATGTTGTTTCTGGCAAAAAGTTAAAGTTAGGTGTTGAAATGAGAGACCCAGATCCAATAACAAGATCGAAACCTGCCCAAAATGTTTGACCAAACTCAAAAGAAAGAGAAGATGTGATTAAGGTGTTTCCGTTATAAGCATAGAGCTTGTTTACGTTTGGTGTTCGATCCCAATCCAACACAAGATTAACCCATTCGCCTTTTGGTATTTCGAACGAAAGAGTTTGGGAAACGGACTTAGAAATAACAGTGTAGTGTAGCGAAGCTGTTTGAGCTGTACTTCCTGAAGATAAATTCAAGGCAAACCCGTCATAAACACTTCCGTCAAAACTTACCTTGTTCAAAATAGATTGATCTCTGTTTGTCTCTAATGGAAACTGTATCCAAGTTTCAATTTCGGTTGAAGAAAACTCAGGATTTAATTTAGAAGTTCCAGTCGTGTCCTTGGAAATACTAGAATAGGCTGCTCCCTCCATGTCTTTGACCGTAATCCAAGTTCCATTATTTGGATTTAAAACGGAAGAACCGGAAAAGAATGCATAACCAATATTTTTTGGGTAGAGGTCGTAAACATATTTTTCGAAACCAGTTAATTTCTCGAAGAATATTTCGTATTCTTCTTTGGTTCCGTCAAAAGGAAATTTATTGATGATGTAGTCAAAAGCAACATTGGTTTTAACTTGCGCTGAGTTAAAGAACGTATGATTTTCGAACTTATCCCAACCAATATTCAACTGTTGTGTATTTTTTAATCCAAGTTCATCAACATCATATTTGAAAGAAGAAGTAGAACCAATGGTAGAATCCTCAAAGTCAGCCCCAGAAACTTGTTCAAAATTTGAACTATGAGCTGCATCGCGCTGCAAACCCCTAATGAAATTTGGTGTAAACAAAGGAGGTCTGTTGAATTTGAGATTGTTAAAATTATCAGCCATGTGGTTAGAACCTTAGTAGTATAATTAGCTTGTTACTTTAAAACGAAAGCCTTGATTGGTAATCGTTTCGATTCTACCATTTTCTGTAAACTTGAATTCATACTCATAAACCTTACCAATTGAAAGGTCTTCAAACCAAAAATCAAAGTACATACCTGCGCCATCGCTTGAAAGTTTTGTTCCAATTGGATCAAATGGTATAATCACTTCTCTAGTATATGTGTCTATCACTCTCCAAAACATGTTGTCAAAAATTTTTGAAACTGCTTGTTTTGGAAGCTTTTGTGTTGAAAAGTTAAATTCCCAATCTTGAATGAAAACTCTAAGGCGTGTGCGTTCATCTTTTTTATAAAAAGATTCTAGGTTTGTTATATTAACCACATAATTTCTTGGATCAAAAGAAGAATTGGTGCCCTCGGACTTTACGAACTTTACAAATCCACCTGAAGTGTAAAGTTGTGTTCTATCCAATGACTTCCAAAGTAAGGAAAATGTCTGAGAATAATTTGTTCCAGAAACAAATGAGTTCAAGGTCGTATTTGATACAGTATCAAGGAAGGCATTTGCACTGTAGATTCCGGTTTGTGGCAGATTACCAAAATAAACTTGGCTTCCTGTGAAAGATTGGGAATAATAACTTACGCTGGTTGTTTGAAAAGTAATTGACTGTGAGTGACTCTGCGACCATGACGTCATCAAGATTTGATTGCTCTTAGAAGCTACCAATTCAAGAATTAAACAGTTGGGACCTGTTACTTCGGAAAAAGAAGAACCGGAACGAAAATTAGACGAAATTCCTCTATTGTCATTGTAAACAAAAAGATTGTTACTTAAGTCAAATCTTGGGTGAAGTACGTCATCCATGATTAAATTACCATCATACTTCACAATCATCTTAGGATGAAAAGCGTCGCTATTGGCATTTTTGCTTCCAAAACGTTTTACAAATCTTGTTTCTCTATCTTGTTCTTGAACGTCAGTGAAGGAAATTCTAAAGCCATTGTTCTGTAGACCTCCCCAAATTGAAGCAGAAACAATGTGAGATACGTCAACAAGCAAGTCTTCGTTTCCAACAATAAATGTCTGCGTTCTTTCAAGAGACTGAGAACCATGTCCAAGATTTCCAGATACAAAGTAGTCGCAGACATCTCCTATAGAACCTGTTGCAGAAGACCCAGAAATAGTCCAGGTGACCAAGTTTGGATTAACGGATGCAGTCATCCAGTTTGCCGAGTCAAGGTCAGAGAAGGCTATCACGTCAGTTCCTAACCCCTCTCCCCAAGACTTAGCAATAGGATTTACTTTAAGCGTAAAGTTTCTTGGAGTTGTCTGACCACCAAACACAGACTTTAATGATAACCAGGCTTGGAAGTTTGAACCAGAGGGACTTAAGGTTGATGCTGTCAAAGCTAACAAGGGTTCATAGTCAAACTTTATTAAACCTCTTGAAAGTTCAATTGGCTCCACAGAACCAGACAGTCTTGTTTCGTCAAATAATTTAAAAATATCTAACGTGGCAGCAAAACCAGTGTTGGAACCCGTACTTCTTTGGCCAGAAATAATTTTGTTTGTGATGTAGGCATCTTGACTTGCTGAAAGAATTCGATACATAAGTTATACTGCGCTTCCTACCAAATCATGATTTTTATATCTAATTTCGAAAATTGAACCAGGGCTTGGGATAACAATCCCTTTGGTTGTTGCAGATGCAACGTCAAACTGACTTGGTGAGTAAGTTCTACCGCTTACAGTTCCAGACAAGTTTTTTACAATAATGTTTGTCACCGAAATAACGCCAGCATTATTGTAGATTAGATTGTTAAGGTCTGATAAAATAATAGGTTGGTCAATTTCAAAGTGTTTTGAAGCAAAGTATTTCGAAAGTCTTGAAACAATATTTTGTAGAACAAGCTTCTTATTCTTTGTTGGGTCGATTACAACTGAGAACTCAATCTTGAGGTTGATAACTTGTGTATCCAAAATGTCGATAGCATCAGAAATCATTCTGAATGAATTCAAATATTTCTGTAGGTTCTTCTTTAAACTATCTGGTGAAACAACAAGTTGACCTTGTTTGTCACGCGAGACAATAAACAGTTGAGTTGCTAGTGGGTTATTTGGATTTGACCTTACGCTTGCTCTGTAGACTCTGCCAAAATTTGAAGGCATCGTGTAAACTCTGGCAATCAAATCTTCCTTGTTTACAATTCTGCTTTGCGAAGCTCTTATGGCAGGTATTCTAATCTTAAGTTCATCAACTCCTGGCGCATCCTCACCACCACCAGCTTCTAGGTTATTTACAGCGTCTATACTCTTACGTACAAAGGAAGCAACGTTTGGTGCCACTGTTGTTGGGAAAGTGACATTTAAGACTGATGCCCCGCGTATAGACCCTGGAGAGATGTTGTGTTTTAAACCACCACCAAACCTGTATTCAACTGTTATTGTAGAATTTGGAGTAATTGCACCAAACGTAGTTGTTTTTAAAAGATTTCCAGGGTTAAGGGTGAATCTTGTAAATGTCTTTTTGCCATAAAGTGGCACAGCAAATTCTGACGGATCTGGAACGATGTCATCATCGAGAGATGCAGCAGAACCTCCTCCAAAAACAAGAGATGTAAGTCTCGTCTGGAGATTTGTTGTTTTTATAAATCTGTATGGCGCCAAAGCTAACGTCAAATTTTCTTTAACAAACTCGTTGTCTTCGTTTTTATTAACCATTCCCTTGAATACGGTGTCTTGCGTAAGATAGTCAACTTCGTAATAGTTATTTCCTTGCGAGTCAACCACAGAGATAATTTCTGTAACATTTTCTTTTGACAAGGAAAATCTCTTGAAAGCTTCAAAATCTCCAGAGGAAAAAGACTCTACTTGTCGAGTACCAGAAAGAGCAATGCCAGCTCTTGATAAAATGAAAGCTGTTGGATTGTTATTAGCATCTTTCTTAGAAATCTTAATGCTGGCTAGTAAAATACCATCACTAGCCTTCTCGGCAAAATTCATGTCATCAACCAGTTCAAACGAAACTGAACCGTCTGAGGCAAATGTTGTTCCAGAATTCACGATAGGAAGTGCCGCCGCAAGCGGAATCGGTGGAGAAACAGAAACATCTGCTGGAACTTCAAGGGAAATTGTAACTTCTACGACTGCTGGCGAAGCACCTACGATGGGAACTCCAGCATTTCTTAGGTGACGTTCGATATTTCTTGATTCCACGGAGGTAGACGGATCTAACTCATGAAACTGATGGTCTAAGTAAAAACTTTGCACATCTCCCACGTAAGCAGCTAAGTCCAAAAACATACCACCTAGTGATGTATCTGAAAAATCCTTGATTTGATCTGGAAAGTGAATTCTTGCATAGTCAAGCAAATCCTGCTTAAATCCAGTAAAGTCCTTATTGAGATACTTTCTTTGCTTAATCTGCTTTAAAATTTCTTTTTTTGAATCCATAATATTCTCGTATTAAATAACAAATTAAATAACAAACAGAGTGACTTCAAGCTTGGCGTTTGTGATATTTGCTGTTGGTACAGAGTAGACAAGAGTTATTTTGTCAATACCTGTAGAATCATTGTTTATTCGGTCGAAGTAAGACTCAAAAGCAACTGGCAGTACGAAAGGCATCCATTTTGTAATTGCCGTGTTGATTCTAAGCATGGCTTCATTGTCAAAATCTTCCTTGTGTGAAAAATCTACAACTAACGGCTTCAAATTGCTGCCAAAAAAATAATTTCCAAGACGCTCACCCCAATTTGTCAAAATTAAATTTCTTAAGTTGTCGGCAATTTGCTCTTTGATGTCCGTGTGCATTTTAAACAAACCAACGCCGGAATAATCCAATTCCACTGGCGTTTTAATACCAATCGGCAAGAAGGTGCGGTTCCTGTTAAGAACATCCTGGGATTTAAACCCCTTAACTCCTACGTCTTTGAAAGATATTGCGGTCATTGTGGTTACTAAATATTAACGAGATGTTTTTCTTGTAAAATTAGAAAAGGTAGAACCAGCAGATAATGTGACATTTTGGCTCGCTTGAGTTTGGGCATTGATTGCAGTTAGAATACCTTCCAGTCTAATTCCAATCTGATGTTGAACATATTCATCTATTGCCAAGGATATTTGCTGAGAAGTCAAAATGGCTTCTCTTTTTGCCTGGGCTAAAATATCTTCTAATTTTAGTTTTTCAACACCCTCTAACAAGGTAGGCGGTGGCGCTTTATAGAGTGAATCTAAAATTGCCTGCGAAAGTTGTTCTTTATTGGTTATTGCCATAATTTGTTCTTTAAAGTTTATTTTCATTCACCAAAGATACGTATAGATTTTGAATTTGTCACAGCTTGTGACGTATTTTGTTTTGGCTGAATCAAATCTGCTTGTAGAGTTTGCTTGTTTACTATTAAACTGGGCACTTGAGCGCTTAGGCCAGTAATTGGTGAATAAGGCATTGCAATTGCAGCCCCAAATGCAGTTTGGAGAGTTGTGGTAGTAGAATCGCAAAAAGATTTTAGGGCATCAATTTGACTTTGAAGACCATCGATAGCGTTCTTATATTCTGACCACTTAATATAGGGTTCTGCTTTTCCAGTTGCTTTTCCAAGATAAATTTCTGGAGCCCATAGCTGCATGTTGCCTTCCATATCAAAATGCAAATAACAAAGCTCCTCCGCAGAAGCTCCCTCCCTAACAACCAAGACAGTTCCATCCACTTCATCGGTTTTTCTGGCTATTAAGCGAATATGGTCAGCCTTACCAAGAACGTAAGATTTACCTTGGCCTTCCTGACCTTCAAGCGGCTGCTCAAAAGGAAGAGTACCCTCCTCAAAAGGCAAGTCCTTTAGACCAAAACCAATATCAAGTTCACTCTGCATCGTGATCAGAACTCTTGCAGCATCTTCTAAAAAGTTTGGATCTCCCTCTCTAGGGTTATCGACAGAACCCTCAGAAAGATAAGGCGTTTTATTTACTTCCCTCTTATCTCTTGCATTTGTTATAAGTCTCGGAGCGGTTCCTTCTGGGTTCTCTGTGTCTGTAGGTGGTAACTTCCTTGCACGCCCTGCAACAAGGTCTACGGAGCCAGCAAAGCCCCCAACCACATCTTCTTCTGCCCTTAAGGAAGGACCAGAACGATCTTCTCCCAAAACAATCATCGAGTTGTTCTTTCCCTGAAGTACAAGCTCTCCTACACGCTTGTTATATCTCGGAACAGCCTCAAAAGAAAAATTCTTTAATGACTTACTTTGTTCAACAATTCCATCGTAGGGATTTTGATTATTAGACCCCGTAACTCTAAGCGTTGCTGTTTGATCGGTACCTGCACCGTTTGGAAAGATAGGTGCAGCCTGCGCACCCTGATTTGCTCGTTCGGAAGTTGATTGATTTTGAGGGTTATATTCTGGAAACAACTTTCTGTCATGAACGCTGTAGTTTACATCTTCAATTGTACGCTGTTCAGAAACTCTGGTTAGCCAATAACCAAGGGTAGTTCCAGACTTTGTTGGATCTCCATATAAGACAGTAACTTGTTCACCAGGGCAAACTGGAAGTTGCACATATGAGGCAAAAAAAGGAAAAAGAATAGTCTGTTGGGGAGTTCCTGCGTCAGCAGAATCAGATATAACTCTTGCCAAAATAGAGTTACATGGCAATATATCAACAAGTTCTGGGTTATTGACAGATTGAGCAAGTTCTTGAAGTTCTTCGTCTGTGTAAGATGAAGGATTGTCAAATACTTCCACGACAACAGCCTTCTGCAATATAGGTTGCTGCCCAGTTGTTGCTTGTTGGCGCTGTTGCTCTGCTGGATTATTTCTTGTGGAACCTCCAACAACTTGTCTGGAGACGGAATTAGAAAACTTCATAGGATTAAATAGTTCCTATGAAGTTTTTGAAGTTATTGGATATTTGAACAAAATATTAATGTTTTCCTTTATTCTCCATCATATCGTAAAGAGCATCTTCTGAATATTCGGTTGGCGAGTCTTTCTTTTTGGCATTTCCAACAAGTTCGGATAACTTAATAAGTTGATCATTTGCCTTTGACATACGTTCGAGATATTTTGAAAGATTCTGTCCATGGATAGCATGTTCCATTGGTTTGTCTTTTACGTGCGAGTATAACTCTACCCAAATGACATAGGCGTTTAATCTATCTGTGGTTGAATTTTCGTAAATCTGTCGCCACAAGGCTTTTTGCTTTTCCTCTGTTGTTGCAAGCGTGTCAAGAAGTTCATTGAAAGCCTTGTGGTCATCTTCGCTTCTTGAAATAAATTTATCAGCGGTACGTTCAACGTACCCATTGAATCCAGCGTGCGTGTCTACGGAATTCTTCTCTAAAGTCTCACTCTCGTCCTGTTCGTCAACAGAACCTCCAGAATCTTGAATTAACTCTTCTAGGGAAGATGAAACTTTTTTTGATTTATTCATGGATTTTCTTTCTTTTTAATTTCCTTGTAATGCTTCTTGAGGTTTGCTAGTGTGATGCTAAGCTGCTTAGAAGACAGTTGAGAAATCTCTCTTAAATATAGCAAAATTGCTCTCTTGTTAAGAAGGTCCACATCATTAATGTTCTGTAAAAGAATAGAAATTGCCCTTACGCAACTCTTTTCATTTTCGGTTTTTACCTTGTCCGTAATTTCTTTAACTAAAAGTGTAAAATAATCCCTGTTTTGAAAAGCCATCATGATTTCTTCACCATCTGCTGCTATTTGATAGTTTTCGATAGTGTCAAGGTCGTGATTTGAAATATTTTCTCTATTATCAATAGATAAATAAGTCTGCATCTTCTTTGAATTCTGTGTTGACTTTATTGTAAGCCAGTTTTTAGCTACCACGTTAAAGTAAGAGAATGCCTTGGAGCCCTTAGCGGCATTGAATTTAGGAAGTGTGGTATACAGAAATTCCAAACATTCGTTTTTAAGATCGCTTCTACTTTCAAGAGCTACCGTAAACCCATACACGTTAATTAAATTTTCAACAAGGGAGTCGAAGGCTGGGTAAATTTTTTCAAGGTAGATAAGATTTTTTTTGTTGACAACAGGTTCTTCTTGGTATTCAACAATTGATTGCTGAGTTACTTCGTCAAAATAATTGATAGACTTTGTGCCAGGCTTTCTGCGAACAATTTTATTCTTAATAAGTTTTGGCTGTGAAAGCCCCACAGCTTCTTGAATCTCTTCCTCCTCAAACTTAATAAATGTATTTTCATTTTTATTAGCTTCTTTTGCAAGAAGCTTTCTAACTGCTCGCTTACCAAGCAGCTTTTTTTTAATTGGCGTCTGAGTTTTCTGAGTTGAGGTCGATGTCATCATTAATCCTTGTTATGATATATTTCTGTTTGCTAAAGTTCGTAAAATTACTGATTACCTGTGCAATAGCAAGTTTACTCATTGATAGTTCATCCATCGATTCTTTAACCATTTGTTGAATTTCTTTTGATTCAAAAAAGAGTTGTTTTTCCGAAAGGGATTTGAGCGAACTTTCTGTTGTTTGCAACGTTAAAATTGCATCTGAGAGAGCGTCTTCTATTGAAATTATGATTCTTGAAAACCTAAGTAGGTAAAATGCTGCAAATCCAATAGCAGTTAGAAGAAAAATCACAAAAACTAATAAAAGCAATATAATAATAATTGACATTATTTCTTTCTTTAGATAATATTTTCAAAGACAGATGAATATTGCTTTGAAATTGATTCAAAGGAATACTTCGCTTGAATCTTCTCCTTTAGGTCTTTTGCCAATACTTTTGGTGTGTGTGATGTCTTGTAGAATTTTCTCGCACACTTTTTAAAATCTTGCTCATTTACATGAGCCCATTTTATATCCTTAACCCAAATTTGATTATCAATCCTGGATTGTGGAATAGGAACCAATTTGGATGGCACTTTAATATATTTTCCAAGCCCAAGAAACTCTGTGTGTGCTGACCAGTCTGTTGCAATCACAGGAAGACCACACGCAGCCGCCTCAAGGATAGGAAGACCGAAACCTTCGCCATGCGTAAGCGTTACAAGTGCCTTGATTGCAGGATGAGTATAAAGACCAACAAGTTCTTCCTCAGACATTTCGCCATGAAGGAGATAGAATTTCGGATTTGCAGCCTTGTTAATTGCTTTCATGAGATTTTCAACAAGAGCATTACATTGAAATTTGTCTACCTTTGTAAACCTACCAGAGTTTGTCTTTAGGATGACTCCAACATCTTTGTCATTCTCGAATTCCTCCATAAGCCACTTGATTGTGAAGGGGAGATTTTTTCTATCATTTTCTGGATCGCCTCCAGTAAGTTGACCAAAGACAAGAAAATTAAATTTTGTCTCAAGGTCTAAGTCGAGTTTTCCTGGCTCTTCTGTAAGAACTGCGTCTGGAAAAGAACATGGCACCACAATGATTGGAGTTGTGACCGTGCCTGTGTTCAAGAAACTCTTTTTGGTGAATTCAG